GCCTGTTCAGGTGTCATTTCTTTAATTTCATCAATGATTTCCTCTGGCTCTTCATTTTTAAGAACAAAATTACCATCGTAATCTACGTTTGAACCATATACGTTGTTGACCATATTCTCATATGATTGAACAAGTCTTTTAGCTAAGGGATAGGTAGTTATTATATTATAGTCATCTATGGCTACTGATAACTCATCAGTCATTACCAAATATGGCTTTAGCAACATATGCTCGCCTATTACTCTTCCTTCATCATTGGTAATAGAATTTGCAGAAACTTCTAAAGGAAAAGATATATAAGCAGTTGTTGCTGACCATTCAACATCACCAACTAAAGTCAACCCGTTAGTTAAGTTTAAGACTAAATAGTTATTCTGCATTAATGGGCACCCTTACTAATTTGTAATTAAATTTTTCTTCATTATATATTTTGATACGTTCTACCATATGATAGAGTGTAAAGTTTTTCTTTGACTTCCATTGCAAGTCGTCACCTACATCAAATAAATTACAAGAAGTTTTGTTATCTCCCTTTCGTAAACCTCGCCCAATACTTTGTAAGTTTCGGATTCTGCTTTTACTTGGTGAAGCAAAAACAATATTATGTAAGTTCCTAATATTTATTCCTGTTGAAAACGTCCCATAAGACGCAATAATTATAGCATCATTTTCTTTCTCTGTGATAGCACGAATTTGCTCTCTTGTTTCAGTATCAGTGCCACCAAACACAAAAAATATTTTTCTGTCAGGACACTTCTTAGTTATCATATCGTGCAATACTTTTCCGTGTTTCTCTACGTATTGAAACAATACAAGCGTGTTACCTTTTTGCGTTATTGATAAATTCCTTAAAATAATATTACGTTTATGATTGGTAACAAGCCAATTCATTTCTTCTTGATATGTCATACCCTTTACTGTTTTTCTGTCAGCTTCTGGGTAATCTAAAACCATAGCCACAATTTTTAAGTCAGCAACTTGGTTAGTGTCCATCAGTTTTTTTGTGGTAATAACATTTTTAACTTTACCAAAACTACCTTCTAAAACTAACTTGTGTGTTTTTGAGCCATCTAGTGTACCTGTTGTACCAATACGGTATTTAGCATTGACACACTTGTCTAGTATTGTAGTAAGAGATTTTGCTTTGAATAAGTGTGCTTCGTCTCCGTAAATAACATCAAACTTATCAAACCAAGACTTAGGAAACTTGTAAATAGATTGCCAAGTAGAAATCGTTATTGGGAATTCGTTTGACTTCTCTTTGCCTCCATAGATTCTATGGCAGTTCTCAGAGACCTTCCAGGCATCTGCTGTTGAATAGTCTCCGAAGTCCCCATACATTTGCTCAACGAGGGAGGTTGTTGGCACAATGATGAGCTGCTTGCGATTAAGATGTTGATGATAACGCATAAGGCAATATATGATAAGAGATTTCCCAGATGCAGTTGGAGATAAGAGTAACGAGCGCCCCTCGTTGATTGCGTGTCGAACCGCTTCGACTTGATAGTCTCGAATTTCAATGTCTTTTCCACCGCTTTGTAGTTTTAGTTTTTTAGCGAAGTTTTCAACGTACTGTGTTGATACAGGGTCGCCTATATCTTCTACGTTTACTTCTAGTTTGTACTCTAATGTGTCTGCAAATTCTTTTAGGTAAGGCAACAATCCTACATACAATTCTTGCCTGTACATATTATATAAACGTGCTTTACCGTCCCACATACGATTACGATATGCAGGCATAAATCTAGCACCAGGTACTTCAAAAGTAAAGAAATCGTTAAGCTCTTGTGCTGTACCCGGCTCTGTTTCTATCTTAAGATGTACTTCATTTTTCTTACTAACTTTAATCAAAGCTAATGTAACATCCTATATTGTTGCGACCACATTTGTTGATCTTTTCACGCCACCATTTTTTAGGCTTCACTGTAACGTGTGCATTTCTTCCGTCAGGTAAATTTTTTCCTGCTTTTCTAGTTGAAATATTTAAATAAACAAATTTAGTAGCATAATTAAATATTTCAGTTAAGACTTCTTCAACATATTCTTCTTCAACGTGTTCAAGTACATCTGTAGATATAACCATCTCATACTTACCTGTAGGTTTTTCTGAGAAAGGAGGATATCCTGGATCATATTTTGCAGCATTCCATTGAGGAGGATGATGTTTTGCTTTACCACACCCATAATCTAGCATAGATTTTATGTTATATTGTACAATAAATTTGTCAATATGAGGTATGTGTCTTATAAGAGAGCCACCTGGAAAGATGTTTTCATTTAGATGCATCTTATTTAAAAGTTTTATCATATCTTCATTTATAGTCATTACATTAGTCCGTTTGTAAATTTAGTCCACTCTACAGCGTTTTTGATATCCCACGTTCTACTATTTAGTGACCGCATAATCGTTTCACACTGGTATAAACACGCTCTAATATATTCAATTTTATCTACAATTTTTATGATATCCGCATCACTATCTAAAAATTCTTGCATTTCATTTTTCAAAGGCTGATTGCCCAAGTACTGTTCCCATCCAAGTGTTTCAAGTTCTTCTTTAGATAACTCACCTCGAAAATAACGATATTTTACTCTACGTAAAGTCAGCATTTGAGATTCATATTTTCTCAACTGTAACTTAAACGTTGTTAAGTGATTTAGATACTTTGCGTGTAACTCAGGAGTTTTTGTAGATTCACTGCCAAGATTCAGTTCGTCAATTTTACAATCAGTTTTCCACTGATCTTGTAGTTCGTTCAATGTAATCATAATCTAACCTCATAATATATAACTTTATTTATACAGTGCTAATTTCGTATTGTCTATATCTAAAAGATGCAATACCTTGAAAATACTCAGTACTACCTGAGCTAATGTCAAAGTCTAAACCACCAAGAGCAGTAGGATAAGCATCTACAAACTTTATCTCAATAATAGGATTGTTGTTTGAGTCTAATACAAACAAAGAAGCGTCACTAAACGGAGCTTTATCTACTAGTTGATTAGCTTTGGTTCCGGGAAATCTATAAGATTGATTTTGTATGAAGTTTGTGTATTGCTCAGTTTTTTCTGGATTACCCAAACCTATCAGCCAGTTATATAGCTCTTGATAGTTTTGCATACCTTCTTGTATCAGAAATCGAATATTTAATGTACCGAAAGTGACCTTTTCACCTGGTACAAAGTAGTCTACTAAAGGTGTTTGGACAGTAGCCTCACCTAAGGTGATATCTGGAATATTTGCAGATTGGCAAAAGAATGAGACGTTGGGTAGGTTGTGAACCTGAAACTTAAAGCCATTAGGTTTTAAGTAATCTAATTCACTAGGATTCCCAGCGTCCCAAGATGCTTCTGCTATATTTGTTGTAGGGGTGTAAGCCATAGTAATATCCTTTGAATATTACTATTTATAATAGTTTAAAGTACTGCTGTTGCTGCAAAAACTAGAGGTGATGCTACTACTAATGCTAATACAAAAGTTATAATAGTTTCAACATTAGCTGTCTTGGTGCCGACTCTCATTTTATTTCCCTTGCCTTATGGGCGTCTAAAGATTGATGTTTACTTTCCGTAACACTTTTGATGTTACGTTACTATATATACATTTTTATCTTTAGACGCTCAATTTGTTGACAAAGGTTTGTCAATATTTTTTAATTATAGGTTCTTCCAAGTAAATGCACCGAAGAACATTTCATCCTCTGACATCTGACCCCAAGGTACACTTCTACTTGGATCTGGGTTCATAGGATTATCAGCACTATTATCAAACCAACCTTCTACGTGTAACCTCGTACCCCGTGGTAAAAACTTAGGTTCACGCCAAGTGTATGATAACTGCCAAGCATATTCATAACGTGGAATGTCAATGAGTTCTTCTACTTCACCATCAGGATAGTATGCTGTTGCTCTCATTGCCTTACCACGGAAGTGCATATGTGGTAAGAATGTATGTAGCCTTACATCATTCTTTAGTATAACTTCTGCTTCTTGTTTGAAGTTAGGGTCGTATGGAGGAATGTTTGTCCACGTGTTAGGGAAGATACAAGCACAATCACCCGCCATTCTTTCTTCTGGTACTACGCCTTCATCGTGGAAGTACAATCCGATTCGTGCTTTGTCAGTTCGTGGTGTACCGTCTGGTGTATAGTGAAGTTGTAAGTTTACTTCACTACCTGCTCGCAATAGTCCACCTGTGTTTTCGTCATAGTAGTCAGGATCGCCGCCCGGAACATACGCACTGATCTGTGCATAGTCCATATTTTGTTGTTCTCCGCCTTGTGTACCTAACAGGTTCCTGTTACGTTCACCGGGTACTGATACTGAGTTCAGCATATGGTGCATCACAGTAGGCTCTGAAGGTAGAAACTCTGACCCACGTAACCACTTATCTTCTGTAAGACCTAAGTCTACTCCTACGTAACGATAGGGTATTGCTGATGGACCTGCTGGTATTTCTTGTGCAGGTACTTCAACAATCATATCAGGTTCACCGTGTACCCACTCTGAATCAGGGTATACTGTTTGTGTTAGAGGATCTATTACGCCTTCAACAGGTGCGCCTGCATCAACCCAATCAACCAGAGTTTTCATTTCATCATCACTCAATGTTCTATGATTGATGATAGTGTCTCTGTACTTAGGATTGATTTGTCCAGGAGGCATACGTCTAGATACAATAGCCTCTTTGATTGCAGGAGCAAATGCCTGTACTACTTGATAGTTACTCATAGCCCAAGGAGCAATGCCACCTTCTCTATGGCACATTTGACATTGCTCAATGAGAATAGGTGCTACTTTATCTACGTATTCGTTTGCTTCAGCTCTAAGTCCCAGCAACAACACCATTATTGCAAATGTACTAACAACTGCATTTGTTCTACTCATTCTTAATTTTCCCCCAAGATTGCTATAGTTACTAAATCATTTTGTAAAAACTTTATTTCTTCTGTTAGTTCTTTGTATTCTTCTGATTCAGAGTCTAACTTATTGCGTTCACGCACTAAGCTATGAACGTCCAGTGTTAATTCTTCAATCATCTCCGACAGCATCTCTTTCTTCCTTTAGTTTGTTATATCCTTCATCGTCTAAGTGTGTGATAGCAAGCCAGGCGTGAGTCATTTCATCACCTGTACGTGAACCGCCCATTACCCACATATCTGGATCAGGATTGTTTGGATTGTCGGAGGTGTTATCGTACCACTGCTTGAGAATAATAACTGCGCCTGCAGGAATCAGGGGTGCTACTTCTGGTGAGTACAAGTGACTGTGATGCCAAGTTGCACTCCAGTTTGAGATTTGGCTGATCTGCTCTGTGACGCCTGTAGCAGGATAGAAGATTTCCAAACTTGCGGCATTCATTCTTAAATGTCCGTGTGGCTGAAAGCTATCTAAACGCACAGGATGATCGAAACTGTGAAAGCCTTGCGTCATTGCATATCCATTGGGTGGGACTACTAAATCGTCCTGGTCCCCTAAGCGATACAAACTCAAATCTTGTTTGTATTTTAATTGTTCGCTTTCCTCTTCTGTGTATAACCAAAGACCAATCTCTACCACATTGTCTTTGATGACAGAACCTGGGGCCATTGCTCCAAGACCACCTGGGAACATATGTATATCCCAAGATACTTGTGCGTTTGCGGGGATAGTCCTGCATACACCTTCTGGAACTATCTCTCCCCACTTTCCCATAGCATACTCAGTGAGCATACCTTCTCGTCCGCTCTCTGTAAGAATGCTTGAGTTTGCGTGATGAACTACTGCTTTTGCTTCACCACGAGGTTTTACTTGTACTGCTTTGATACATCTGTCTTCGCTTAGTCCTGTTGGTACTAAGTGTTTGTGCCACAAGTCATTGCCGTTTGCAGGAATATCAATTGCTACTGAAGGAATAATTGCGTCTGGTGCGCCGAAGTCTGCTTCAAAATTCCAGGCTTCTGGATCTCGCATTGGAGGAGTTTGTACTACTGTGTCAGGATCGCCGTACTGTGCGCCTGCATTTACCCACGCAACAACTGTATCTATTTCATCTTGTGATAAACGCCAGTCACCTTGTAAGTCTTGTATACCTATGCCGTGATCGTATGCGTACGGAGGCATTTCTCTGTTCGCTACACGCATTTGAATTAGCGGAGCCCAAGGTCTTACTTGTTCGTATGTCTCAAAGCTCATTGGGCCGATGCCGCCTGCTCTGTGACATACTACACAATTGTTATTAATAATCTCTGCAACTTCACTTGTGTAAGTTTGCGCTAGAACACTTGTTGGTAATAATGCTGCTACTGCAACTAATAGTTTTTTCATAATACACCTCAGTTATTTGTGTGTAGTACTATTTATAACAGTTAAAAACACTAGATAAAAAAAGGGCCCCGAAGAGCCCTTTCAAAATGATTGCTTAATGCAATTCTTTTTGTCTTACATCAAGTTAGTTACTTTAACTTTTCTGTAGTACTGGTTACGTGCTGCAGTGAATGTATCACCGTCAGTAGTACCATCAGACTGAGTTACGTATGGGTTAGCAATCATACCGTAACGAGTCTTAAAGCCAATCTTTGGCTGGAAGGTGTCAGGGTCAATCGCTCTAACCATTTGCAGAGGTACGTATGGGCAGTAGAAGATACCTGCGTCATATGCGCTAGTGCCTTTGTAGCCAACTACGTAGAACTGTGAAGCTGCACCAGTGTTTGCTGAATAAGGATCAACATACACTCTGTAGCGACCGTTCAGTACGCCTGCGAAAGTATTGCCAGTATCGTCTACATTGAGGTTAGTAGAAAGTGCTGGAGTGTAATCAAGTACACCGCTCATTGCTAGGGCGCTTGCAACATCTGATGAACAGATGATGAAGTTACCCTTGCCACGACGGGTGTCTTGTGCAATTACGTTGGCGTCACGCTCAATGTTGAACATCAAGCCTTTGAAACGCTCAACTGACCAACGTCCGTTTGAGTCAACGTCAAGGTCGAAAGTACCAGCAGTTGCAGTTGAAGCAGCGCCGTCTTTAGCTACCTTGTAGATAGTACGGATAACTTCACGGTTGATTTCAGCAAGAATTTCTTGTGAAAGAATGTTAGACAGTTCGCTCTCTGCGTCAAGGCCGTGAATCGCTTTCAGGTCTTGTGCAAGTTCTACTGTGTATTCTGCTTTCAGAGCACGTGACTTGGCAGTAACAGTGGTCTTCTCAATTGAGAATGCCATTTCGTTCAGAGTAACTGAATCACCAAAATCTTCTGCTGAGCTTGTAGCAACACCAGTACCAGTAGTGTAACTACCGTCAACAGGGTTAGAACCTGCGTGAGTACCAGCACCTGAGAAATCAGTGTCAGCTTCGTTAAACAGAGCTTCAGTACCAGCTTGGCTAGTATAGTGTGACTTCATAGCGAAGATCAAACCAGTAGGACCAGTCATTGGCTGTACACCAGCTACGTCATAAGCCATCAGGTTGGGAAGAGCACGTCTAACCAGGCTGATAAGAATAGGATCGTAGTTGTCAACGCCGCCGCCGGCAACGCTGTTGTTGTGAGGCGCTTCGAAAAGAGCTGCTTTTTCTTCACGCAAAGCTTTTTCTTGGTTTTCGAGAACTACAGCAGTTACTGATCTTCGATACGAATCTTCAATTTTAGGAAGATTATCGTGGTTAAGAACAGGCTCCCACTTTTTCTCAATTTGTTCTGATAAAAACATTTAGATGTCTCCTTGTTTCAGTGGTTTTTGTCTATCTTATAATATTTATAAAAAAAGTGTTTTTGGTATTAAAATTTGGCTGACTTTGAGATTGCCTGAGCATATTTAGACATAATTGAGTTTGTTTGCTCATCAATTGCATCTACTGTATCCTCTAGAACACTATCAGTCTCGACTTTATCTTTGGGGAAATAATTTTCCTTAACAATAGCAAGTTTTGACTTGTATGAAGCTGCGTCAGTATAAGCAATGTCTTCAACTAAGGCAACAAATCTTTCGGCCTCAGTATCTGCTAGGTCTTCTGCAATATCATTGATAATGTTTTGCTTCTTAAGAGATACGGACTCTTCAATCAGATCCATATTCGCCTGAACTGCCTCATCAAGTTTCGCCTGAAGTGTATCGATGTTATCTTGCATCTCAGTCATAACATCATACTTTTCTTCTGGTACTTCAATGTAGTGCTCAGTGAAAACTTGTTGTAATCCTTTGATGAAAGACTCAGTAATTTCGTTACGCAGACCGTTTTCAACTGCCAACTCATTTTGAGTCATCCATTGCTCGGTTACATAAGAAAGATACTTGTCGATGTTTTCAACCATTTCTTCTACACGAGCTTCGTACTCAGCATTTGCCTGTTCAGTAAGCTCTTCTTCAATGGCTTGTACTTCGTTTGCAACACGAGAAGTTACAACAGCTTCAAAAATATCAGCTGCTCTTGTTTTAAATTCTTCTGTGAGGTTTTCGTCATCTGCAAAAAGAGCTGCAAGATCTTCTTCAAACAAAGAATCATCTTCGTATGCAACTTCTTCTTCAGCAATAACTTCATCAGTTTCGACTTCTTCTTCAGCGATAACTTCTTCCGCTTCTGCTTCAACTTCTTCTGCTGCTAGACCAGATGCTTTTGCTGCCTTGTCTTCGTAGTTAGGAGCCTTACCAGCGCCTTGGCCCTTTGGTAAAGTGCCATCTTTAGATGCCTTACCTTCTGCTGCCTTACCCACAGGTGAAGTCAAGCCGCCTTCTGCATTGCCAGTACCGCTAAGGTCTTGCATTTCAGGATTGGCGTTTGAGCTACCTTGAGCAGGATTAGAAGCATCACCTTGTTGCTTATCTTTAGGACGATTTGCGGCGCCCTCCATAAGCTCTCGGATTTTGGATTCTACACCCATTGTTTCTCTCCTTTCGGTTTGATATATTAATTGTGTCTTTATATTTATAAAAAAACTATATTTTAGATAGTCTATCTAAAAAGGTTTGAAAGGCAACTATTTTAGCTTCAGCTAAATCTTTACTGCTAGCCTTTCTAATAAAGTTTTGTGTCTCTTCAATTTCACGTTCTTGCCACGCACCCTTGACATATACCCACTCTCTATTTTCCATAATACCTTGAACATATGCGTCTGGTGCTGAAGGATCAGCAACAATATCAGCAGCGGTTGCTAACATAAAGTCGTCCTGTACCTCATTGATACCGTTTCTTTCTTTCAGTGAACCTAGGCCTCGAGAACTAACACCTAGACCTGCACCTTCTTTAATAAGGCTTTGAGCAATATTGCCCATAGGAGTATCTAAAATTTTAGCTTTACCTATCCAGTTGTCACCATCCTCTTTGAGAGAAACAATCATATGTGATACACGATCCAAGTTAATGTTCGGACCTTCTGGGTGACCTAACTCACCGTATGCTCTTTTAGTATCAACCTGCTCTTTAACATATCGACGGACTTCTCTTTCCATAATTTCTTTTGGATATACACGACCGTTTCTATTTTGCAGATTAGACTGTAAAAAAATACCTTCAATAAACAGATTCTTTTTACCTGTTTCAGAGTTTTCTTCTACAATAAACTGTAGGTCTTCGTTAAGTTCTTTAATAAGTTTCATTAGCCTAAATCTCCGTCAGCGCCTTGATGCTGTTGAGGTCCGAAACCTGCAACCTTAGCACAGTTTACAATAACAGTTCCACCAGCACCGCCGTTGTCAATGACTATATCAATGTCTTGATCGTTTTCATCATTGTCAGTGAAACCGTAAAATTCCATTTCTCCTGTACCTGAAAGTTCATACAGGACTTTACCATTTCTTTCGACTTGTGCTGCTGTTCCACTTGCAAGTGTCCATTGCAAGCCTTTAAGATTTACCTCAACACTACTTACTGTTTCTGTAGATTTTTTGAGGGTGCTGTCTATGTCAATTGTGCCTGTAGCATTGACGCCTCTGACGGCCACAACGCCTTGGACCTGAGTCAGCTTTAATACATCTACTGTGACCGCCATTTATTTCCCCTTACTTTTTCTTTTTGTGTGAGCCGTGAGAGCTTTCTTCTAGGACTTTAACGTCCTCATCAGATACTGTTACTGTTTCTACACCGTGTTCAAACATAACCTTATACCACGCAACATTGCCTTCATCATCAGGCAGTGCGTGCTCACCAAAAATCGGAGTGCCTTCACCCCAACCTTCTTTGAAAATCTTAGTAGCACACATATGGTCATCATTAGGAAGTGAGCCTTTAGCTACTCCGTCCATTGGCGCTTCTTGGATATCTACCTCAACGCCTTCTCTGAATTGTCTAAACGTCTTCATTATCGTCTCCTGTCTCGACTGTTTCAGGCTCGGCGGCAGGGTCTACTTCTAGTATATGATCTTCGCCATCTGCCAAACCCATTGCTTGTAATTCTGGATTCTTAAATACACTTTTAGCAAGCTCCTGTTTATAATCATTAATAGCATCAGAAGCTCTATTTTGCATAAGAGTGTCAAACTTAGTTTGAACCTCACTAGCTTTTCCACTAGCAATACTGTTCATCATATCTCTAATTGCTTGTTGTTGGTCCATTGTTATCTCCCATATCTTCACTTTGCTCTAAAGGTTGTTCCATCCTTAGATCCATTTCTATTTGCTCTATTTCTTCGTCGGTGAGCATTAACACGTTCTTTTGTACATAAGACTTACTAAATAAAGTTCCTATATACGGTGACATACCACCTAAAACTTCTGTACGACTTCTAAGTATTTCTTGTTTTTTAGACTCTGCATAATAAGCGTCTTGTGCAAACTCATAATATAAGTCGTCTTTGATATTTTTCCAATCATCTTCAGTTATAATATTTTTAAGAACTAGTTGTGTTCTAAGTAAGTCATCAAACATTGCTCCAAACTTTCTTCTTAGTTTAGCAATGAATTTTGTAAACTTTAATTCATCTCTATTTATTTCAGCCGATCTACCAAAGTTTAGTCCGGCTTGTTGTTCTAATCTAGATACAGGAACATTCAAAGACTGATATAATTTCTTTTGAAAATACTCAACGTCTTCGATTTGTCCTAAATTTTGTCCTGCTGGCAGTGTGTCAATACTTGTACCCTGACTGCCTTCTCTACGTGGAAGCCAAAAGTCCTCCAACATAGACATAAACTTTTTATCATCACGCACCTCACCTGTACTAGCATCATATACTAGTTTATTGCGATAACGATCCATAATGTCTTTTAGATATTGTTCAGCACGTCCACTTGGCAAATTGCCAACGTCAACATAAAAGATTCTGCGCTCAGGAGCTCTCGTAATCCTATAAATGACTACAGCATTCTCCATCATTCTTAACTGATTGGCAGGCCTAATAGCTTTATGTAAGTATGACAAAGGAATATTTTTATCTTGATCTACTACACCCGAAGGAACAAATGTAATAGCATCTTTTGTAATTTTCAAAGCATTATCATTAACTGGAGCTTGATACTGGCCTGCTTTTCTGTTTAATCCCTTTTCATTAAAAATAAAGTATTCGTCTACTGATTTAATAAACTGAATACCTTGTTGATTCTTTTCTTTCTTTACTTCTTTGACCTTTGTAATTTTACGTGGGTCAATATATCTAATATCTTTTATACCGTCTTGAGGCTTGTCAGTGTCAATGACTTTGTGAAAATACATTCTACCATCAACATACCAACGCCTAAAGTAATCTTGTGCTCTATTTTTGAAATCCAATATTTCAATTACATTTTCAAACTCGTCTCGTATCTTATTTTTAATACTTGCAGATACTTTTAGTTTGTCCATATTCAATTTAACTGGATCTTCATTATCTAAATAAGCAATTGCATCATCAACAATATCTTGTATTGCTGTGTCTACATCTGCCATCAAAGATATATCTCTATATCTTTTAATTAACTCGGCTTCATTATTGGCGACACCTTCTAAGTCTAAATACGTGCCGTAGTAACCTCCAGCACGTATTGACTCAACGCCGCCCTCATCGGAAGGAGCCACGAAAGACTTTTCAGTTTTAGGTGGCTTTTCCCGAGTTATTTCAAACCCAAAAATATTCATTCTATATTCCTATTTAGACTGTTACTATGTGTTATCGTAATGCTGATATTGGAATGTAACAGTAAATTCTTCAAGTATATCGTTTTGAGCATATTGTAATGCAATCTCACTCATCTGTATTGGGAAAGCATTGCGTAGTGTATAAGTACCACCAGGCAATACTTCATCATTTCTATCTAAATGCTGTACAACAATGTCCGCCTGATAATCAGCAGGAACGAGAGCACCGGTGTTAGTGGCTGTTGCGTTCATACCTTCCATCCAGGCCTCAAATGCTCTACGTAATTGTTGCTCTGTGTCATTTACAATAGTAACTGTCCACGGATCAAAAATTCTTTCGCCTGCCAACTTAACCTCACGACCTCTGTACTGAATAATCGCTGGGTTAACAGTGGATGCTGGGATTGCTGCTCCTGTAACCAAAAGGCTATATGTTGTGTCTACATTAGGCACGTAACTAGGAAAGCCGAGAAGAACTCTAAACTGATTGGGTCTTGCTCCTCCGGCACCTAGGCGAGCCTTAAATTCTGTAATATTCATTTATCTCTCCTGTTTATTTTTTATTTATACCGTTAACCAATCAGTTCTTCAAACGTAATGCCAGTTCTAGTAGCAATAAAGTTTAGCTGAATGAAGTTAATAGATCTTGCAGGTTTGATGAATATATCAGCAACAAAACCATTTGAGTCTATAACCTGGCCTGTGTTGTTTGTCTCATCACAAATAACTCGGAAATCGTAAATACCTCTACGTCCTTGAACATCTCTAAGGAAAGGTTCAACCAAGTTTCTAAACTGTGCTCGTGTAAACGCATCGTTGAATTCAAACAACTGGAACTTAGCTGCTGTTGCAATTGCTTTTTCAAGGACAATGAACAGTCTACGTACATTGATTCGGTCAAATGCACTTGGCTTGTCTAGCATTGTCTTGTCGCCGAACAGTGTAATGCCTGAGCCTTGTGCTGCAATAATAGGATTCACACCCTTTGTATAAAGTGTGTCTCTATCTGCTTTGTTAGGAGTATAGGCAAGTTTCAGTGCGTTCTTGAGTTTGCCTCTATTGAATCCTGCAGGAGAGAACCAAGGATCTGCTACAAAATCTGTGTTTGCACAGAGACCTGCAACGTCACCATTACAAGGAACATATACATAACGGTCATAATAACGGTCAAAAGTATACTTCCAACCTGAATCATAGACCATATAAGAACTTCTGGTATATGTGTTTGCATCAGTTACAATGTCTCCTGCCTCTGAACCTATATTATCAAGAACTGCGGCAGATGGAGGTGAAACAAAACCAATACAGTCTAGTCGTGTTGTACAAATAGTTTGAATTTTTGTTTTTGCTGCTGCTGCGTTGTTTCCAGCAAAAATCAAATTAACATCTACAAGCTCATCATTTTGCAGTAAGTCAAGAGCAGTTACAACATCTGCTGCTGCCGTAGTACCGTTAGCACCACCTGAAAGTGAATCAACCGCTTCTGCTTGTGTATGACCTGCTGCAAATGTTGTTCCGCCGATAGTGTTGTCACCCCAAGTGGTAGCCAATGCTGGGTGATCTAACCACCAAATGTATTCTGATCTGTTGTTAATTACAGTCTTGTAGTAGTTTGAACGACCTACTGAATCTTTAGCATCTGCTGCTTTTGAAACGCCTGCAAATTTTTCTAGAACAGTTCCAGCTTGTCCTGTGAAGTAGCCATCTTCATCAATTACAATAATGTGAAACTCATCTTCAGTTGCGCCATTGTTTGCTGCATACTCTGTAGTACCAGGAGCAAAATCAAATTGGCCTGCGTATGCCCAGTTGTCGTAAGTAGCAGTACCGTCACCTGTGCTATCAGCAAATGAAACCTTTAGGTTTCCACCTACTACGCCAGGCCACTTGGCCGCCCACATACCTTTGCTGTTTGATCCTGCTTCGTGATTATTTTCATAATCATCTTCATTTGTAATTAGAATACCTGTACCATCTGAAGTGGCATTAAGAGCAGCTGAGGTATCAATCGCTCTAATGACTTTACAGTTGTTAGTGTATGCTAAAAAACTAGCTACGGAGAACCATCCTTCAAAACCTGTTGCAGGTGGCTTACCGAAAAATTTAACCAAATTATTTTCAGAGCTAATAGTTCTTATCTCATTACAAGGTCCCCAGGCAAAATCACCTGCATAACCACCTATAGATGTTCCAACTGCGGGAACAATTGAGGTAAGATCTTTCTCTGTTACCTGAACACCAGGTGATAGCTGAAAAGCCATATCTTTTCTCCTCGTTGAATAACGTGTAAAATATTTGTGTTAATACTCAGATTATTTATAAATAATTAAAATTCAGTATCTTTTAGCTTTTTAGCATAATTATCATCAACTATCCAATAGTCACCAGAAGCAACCCAAGGTTTGGGCCCTTCGTCACTAGTTCTATGGTAAAACGGTGTTAAATTGTTACTTATGTTTTGTATTTCTTTTTTATACAAGCCTTCTCTGGTGCTCACGTCTATTAATTCCTTAAAGAATGGCATAGTAGACAACCAACCAAATAGAACCATACACATTACTAGGTCATCGTGGTATCCTTCATCTGCCTGATAGGTTTGCCCTTTTTCAATAAAAGTTGATATTTCGTGTATGATTTCAGCATCAAATACCAAAAGTTTCTTTTCTTCCATTAAAGATTTGAATGTAAAACAACCCTGTCTTTTTACCTGTTTAGAAGTATTTACTCCTAATCTAGTAGATCTACCAAAACCAGGTGTTACATACTGTCTAGATTTTTCAGTAACGGTAGTAAAAATATTTTCGTATTCAATTTCTTCGTGTAATATTTCTACTATTTGTCCGCCTATATCGTTGTTTTCAATCAGCACATAGGCATTATTATAATCTTTGCCTAGTTTGTTTATTATTTCTGGATATAACAAGGGTGCAATCTTGTTGTTTCTATATGTTGCAACAACACGATATGGCATCTCTGTTATATCAAAAACAATAAAAGCAGAGTAGTCACCACCAATACCTCTGGCAGTATCTACAGTAATACAATAGTAATGGTCTTCTTTTGGATTTTCATATAAAGACAAACCATCCTCATTATAATAAATAGGTTCTTTAGAACTCAATGTGGCTATAGTTCTTGCATTGATAAGAGTGTTTGATGATCCAAGAAACTCACAAAGAACTTCTTGGTTAAACTTTAATTCACCTAGAAGTTTAAGCTGTTCTTCTGCCCACTTCTCATCTCTACCTGGAATCGCAGTATAAGGAATAAAGTGATGGACAAAGCCGTTGTGCCCTTTCTCTGCTTCATTCCAAAACTTCCAAAAGTGATTATAACCCAATGGAGTTGAAGTAAGTAGGATCTTTGTAGTTTCACCTGCAGAAATTGTAGGATATACAGAAGCAAAAAACTCATCTGCAACATTGTTCGGAATGATTGCCGCCTCGTCAATGTATAGCCAGTTTACAGACTTACCACGAATACCTGAAGTAGTTGTTGCTGCTGTAAATATTCTACAGTTGTTCTCTAATTCAACGTCACCTTTGTTCCAAGTCTTTACGCCTTGTTGCATCCATATAGGTAGATTTTCGTACATAGTTTGATAACGAGCCAACACTTCTCTAGCAGAAGCAGTCTTGTTACCCATAATGGCCACTGTTTTATCACTATTAAAAATGGTATAGTGTAAAATACAAGCAGCTGCCGTTACGGTTTTACCTTGCTGTCTACCTTCCATCAATATAACTTTACGATTGTTAAGTATAATATCCACTTTTTTCTTTTGACATTCGTAAAGTTTAAATAACTGCAAACCTTTATCTAGTGTAATAATCTGACAGTAGTTCTCAATAAAATAGATAGGATCCTTCTGACACTTAACATACTCTTGGAGCTGTTCTTTAGTGAAAGAATGTTCGTACCCTATATTTTTGAGATTAGGGTTTCCGTGATAGGAAGTTCTTTCTTCAGTTATCATCTTGTTCTATAACGTCCTTGTTCAACGCTCTCAATAAATCTTTTGTACTTCCCACAAACAGATTGTTGTTGGTCACTCCACCGGTAGATTTTGGTTTAGTTTCGGCGGCGACTTTACTCTTTTTCTCCTGTACGTCTAACATATCCTTAGCGTTTTCTTGCATTGTTTTTATTAGCTGTCCCGCTACTTCATATGCTCTAGGATGGTCGCTATTTTTAGCAATGTGTAAAATGCCTTTTACTGCTTCTTCACTGTATTGAGCAGTCCTTTTTAGCATTTCTCTTGCTTCTTGATAATCATCTTCTAGTTCTTTCTCAGGAGTAGAAGAGGGTGCAGGTAAGTTATTATCTTCTCTTACCTGTTTCAAATTTGCATCAAGCGCCTTAGTCGGTGATGCTTTGAATGTGTTGTCTAAACTGTCAAATGTGCTCATATTAATATCCGAATTTGTTGTCGTCTAAACCTTTTGTAAACACCATCTGTATTTCATCTTTTATTTCTACATTATCATACAACTTTTTATGTTCTACTCCTGTCCTCATAGACATAGGAGTAACCTTTTTAGGCTTAAACATATCTAAAACAACTGATGGTTTTATTTTTCTTTTTCTAATCCGACTCCAATATAAAACCTTTTTTCTTTTTACAACAAAAATTGAAATTATATTTTCAGGTTGTAAATCAATAATTCTGTTTGAATTTTTGTAATGTGACCAAGTATACTGCCCTTGTTTGTCTATCTTAAGATTATACACCCACATTTCGTGTATGTATCCTGTATTATAAACAAGACGTAACTTTTCGATGACCCTAGTTTTTAATTTGTATTTTATAAACATTCATTATCATTCCTCATAAATATCTTCAAACTGCAATATAAAACGATATGGGTCCGCAGGAGTAGGTTCTGCTACTGTGTTAGGTGGGGCCTCGATTGTTACTGTAGGTGTTGATGTATATCCACTACCTACCGAAGTTATGTCTATTGTTTTTAAAGAGCCATCAAGATTAAGAGTTGCAACCGCTGCAGCTCCTGTTCCACCGCCCCCAGATATTGTTACTGTAGGAGGGTTTACATAACCATCACCCTGATATGTTATACTAATTCTATTAACTGTATTGCTTTCAACAAAAGCTACAGCAGTTGCCGTTTGTGTTGTTATGCTTGCTGTTATCTTAGAATATGATTTTGAATTAGAAATATTTTCTAGGTTACTTTCAGCGTAGGCATTTGCAATAGCTTCTCTAATAACACCTTGATCTGAGATATAACCATAAAAATTTAAGCGCATAGTAAAATTGAGTGTCCAAATAATACTTTGTCTGTCAGCAAAGGCTCCTTCATATGCGTCATCATAATCAATGCTATCTAATGTAATTTTTATATCTCTTTTTATTCCCAACTCAGGTAATTCGTTTACAGTCACATTGAAATCTGGATTAAAAAAAGGAAGTATTTGTTCTACAACCTGTAGTCCATCTTCTTGATTCTTGGCAAAAATATATAAAGATAGCGTCATATTATAGGGTGTAGATACATATGTTCTACTAACAACCCCAGTGTTAGCATTATCTATAATAGCTTTATTTTTTTGTATTGGTGAT